GGCTCCTACGCTGTCCCGTGCGTGTTGATGGCTTGCTAACATGACCCCCGATATGCTTTGGAACTTCGTTCTCAGCGGCGCACTCGGCCTGATCGGCTGGGTGCTGAAGAACCATGTCGAGGAAGTGAAGCGCCTGCAAATCCTACTGAACCGCACACGCGAGGAAGTAGCCCGTGACTACGTCACGCGCGCCGACATGCACGCGGACATCAACCGCGTTCTCGTGCGGCTCGACAACCTCGACAAGAAGATCGACGAGCTGATGCGGAGCTTGGCAAAATGAGACCGCGATGTTCGACCCGGCCAGCATAGGGATCGCCCTCAGTATCGGGAGCAAAGCCTTCTCGATGCTCAAGCAGGGCATCGCGGCCGGGCGCGAGATCCAAGACATGGCCTCGCAGCTTTCCGAATGGGGCAAGGCGGTCTCGGATATTGCCTATGCTGCGGAGCGCGCCAACGAGCCGCCCGGGGTCTTTAAGACCCTATTCGGGAGCACCTCCCAGCAAAGCGCGATCGACATCTTCGCCGCCCAGAAGCAATGCGAGCAGCAACGCAAGGAGCTCAAGCAGCTCATCACTTACTCGTATGGCAACGACGCTTGGCAACAGTTCACCGACATCGAGCGGCGCGTCCGGGAGAAGCAGCGCGAGCAGGTCTACCGCCGCCGCGAGATCATCGAGGGGCTGATCGAGTTCGCGCTCTGGACAGGCGTGATTGCGGTGGCGATCGTCGTCTCTGGCATTGGTCTATATTTCTGGGGGCGCTATCTTGGGAGATGGTAAAATGAGGCTGGCACTGGTTCTATTGGTCGCGGGCTGCGGACCCGTCACGGTCTCCTCGGTGGCCTACACCACCGCTTGCCCAAAGGGGGACGCGCAATGCGAGATCCGGCAGAACGCGGAGACGCTCTACTATATGGCAATGCCGGACGCAGCGAACGAGCTACTCTGCTCGGGCGATACGCGCGACGTCATGGGGGTGCTCTGCTCGGTCTACTGATGGCCTTGCCGGTGGCCGCGCAGGTCACCGGCGATCTCAACACAAACAGCGGCAACACGAACTCGACGATCGGGTCGAACAATAACACGGCCGAGAGCACCACGAATTATAACGGCGCGGGGAGCGCGCCGTTCTCGACGCCGGTCCCGACGGCCGCAGCTCCGACGGTCATGGGCGGCGGCGGGAACGATAGCTGTTTGATCCCGGTGCAGAACGCCTTCCAGATCTCGATCTTCGGGCGCGCCGAGGGGCGCATGGAACAAGACCCCGAATGTAACCGGCGCAAGGACGCGCGGCTCCTCGGCACGCCGCAGGAGACCGGCGGGCTCGGTCTACAGGTCTCGGGGATCTCGATCATGTGCGACAGCCCGGCGGTCTTCCGCGCGATGGCGCTCGCGAGCACGCCGTGCCCGATCTACTCGATCGAGACCGGCAAGCTCCTCGTCGGGCGCGACGCCTATATGGCGATGCGTTCCCAGCCCTCGATTTATGTGATAGGGTATGCCAGCGACCCGGCCTTCTGGGACGCTTTCCTGATGATGGGCGAGGAGCTCCCGGATGTCCTACCTCAAGAAGCTAGTGGTCCTCTTTTGTCTGAACGCTTCCGCCGTTCACGCAGACCAGACGATGCAGAACCTACAGGGGTCAGCTCAGACAATCCTTGACCAGATCGCCGCGTCGCAGGATCTGACCGCAGGAGCGGTCTACAGCGCGGGGCAAGGCGACATCCTAGCGCCCGGCGTCATGCAGGACGCCGCGATCTCGGATCAGATGGTCGCGGACTATAACGGCGCGCTGCAATCGGTGCTCGACGCGACATATTACGACGCGCAGATGCTCTACGAGGACCAGCACGATCAGGCGATGGCGAACCTCGACACGGCCGTCGACAACCTCGTCGCCGCGACGCTCGTCCTGATGGAGGTGCAAGCGGTCGCGAACATGGCCGCGAACGCCGACACCGTGCAGGAGCAGCTCGTCGCGCAGGTCGCGCTCGAAACGATGGATATGTCGATCAGCACGGCCGACGTCTCGGCCTACAACTCCGCCCTCGGCGCGGTGCAAAGCTATGCTCGAGAGGCGGGCGCGTTCCTCGCGGCGTCGCGCTCGACGATGGTCACCGATCAGACGAACGCCTTCGCCGCGAACACCGGCGCGAGCCTTTACGGCGCGGTGGTCACCTACAGCGCGACGGCCGACATCCTGAACATCAGCGCGGGCCAAGTTTACGGCATCGGCTTGCAAGGGCTGCTCGGCGGGAACGTCGTGACGCTCGAGGAGGTCTACGCCGCCGGGTATGGCTCGTGACCGAGGAGCCCGAAGCCAACGGCCTGCGGATAGCAGGGATCGACGTCAAGGGCTGGTGGCTCGCCGCAGCCCTTCCCGCGCTCTCGGGGATCAGCGGCGCGGTTTACGTCGGCTATGACACGGTCAACCGGTTCTGGAGCGTCGAGGAGAGCGTGGAGGGCGTGCTGGGCGTCGAGAGCCGCGTCCAGACCCTCGAGCAGGCGATCCAAGACAATGACGTGCGCGGGCTCGCGCCGAAGCTCTCCGCGATCTCGACGCAGATGGCGACGATCCTCGAGCAGCAAAAGGAGCTCCTCGAGCTCCGCTCGATGGTCGAGAAGTCGGACGCGGTGACGAGCGGCCTCGCTGGCAAGCTCGAGAAATACGACGCGGAGATCGAGGATCTCTGGAAGGCAATGGACGATCTGGTAAGGAACCCCATGCGATGATCGAAAAACTGGTCTGGATAGGCTTCGTCGGCGCGCTCGCCGGGATCTTCCATGTCTCAGGGGACGGCTTCTACCGCTACCCGTGCATGGATCCGGCTAACGTCGAAACGCCGCAATGCCAACCGCCGATCTGCTCGGCAACCCGGACGTGCCCGTCCGATCTCACAGGAGGCTCAAGCTATGTCACGCAATAAGAACGACCCGGAAATGCTCGAGGCGCGCTTGCGCTATTTCATCGGCTGCTCGCTGGTCGTGATCCTTGGGGGCACGATCTTCGCGGTGCTCTACTCTCTGGTCTTCATCACGCAACCCCTCGAGGTGTCGCCGAACGATCAGAAGTTCTTTGAGCTCCTCACCCCGCTCGCCTCGTTCATCGTCGGCGCGCTGGGCGGCGTGATGGCGGCAGGAAACAACCGCAGCAAAGGCGGCAACGATGACGAGCCGCCAAGACAGGAGATGCAAGAATGATCGGGATGAAACTGGTCGGCGCGCTCGTCGGGCGCAAGGTGAAAGAGAAGGCGGTCGAGGCCGTCCTCGATAAGGTGGATCTGCCCGCGCCGATCGAGAAGGCGATCGAAGCGTCCGTCACCGGCTCCCCTTTGGGGATGCTTGGCAAGCTCGGGAAGGTTTTAAAGAAATGATGCTCCGGGTCGCAGCCGCGCTCGTCGTCCTCGCGGCTCCCGCGCTCGCGGAGCAATACAAGATCAACCGCGTGATCGATGGCGACACCGTCGAGATCGCGGTCGACTTCTTGCCGGATCCGCTCCCGCCGAAGCTCTCGATCCGCGTCCTCGGGATCGACACGCCGGAGAAGGCACCGCGCGCCCAGTGCGAGGCGGAGGCCAAGAAGGCGGCGGAGGCGAGCGCGTTCACCAAGAGCGCGGTCGCGATGGCGCAGAGCGTCGAGATCCAGATCGAGAAGTGGGACAAATACGGAGGGCGCGTCCTCGGGCACGTCCTCCTCGACGGGCACAGCCTGTCCGAGATGCTGATCGGCGCGGGCCTCGCCCGGCCTTACAAAGGCGAGGCTAAGACCTCTTGGTGCGAATAGGAGATAGAAAATGAGCCTGCTAACCGAAGCCCAGCTCGCGGCGATGATCCCGACGAACAAGGAGATCCCCGGCTGGTGCGCCGCGCTGAACGAGATGCTCCCGAAGTATGAGATCACGACCGACCGGAGGATCGCCGGGTTCGTCTCACAAACCGCTCATGAGAGTGGAGAATACCGGCTCCTCGAAGAAGACCTCCGATACAAAGAGGCCACCCTCCTCCGCGTCTTTCCGCGCTATTTCGGACCGGGCAAGCAGAACGCGGCCGAGTATGCGGGCAAGCCCGAGAAGATTGCGAATTACGTCTACATGGACAAGCACCGCTCGGCCGGTGGCGCGCTCGGCAATGTGAACGAGGGCGACGGGTGGCTGTTCCGGGGCAAGGGGCTTAAGCAGGTCACCGGCCGGGCAAATCACGCGGCCTTCGGGAAGACGATCGGGCTCACGGCCGAGGAGGCTGCGGAGTATCTCCTCACCAAGAAGGGCGCGCTCGAGAGCGCGCTCTGGTTCTGGGGCTCGCGGAACCTGAACGCGGTCGCGGACACCGGCGACGTCGTGAAACTGACCAAGATCATCAATGGCGGAGACATTGGCCTCGCCGATCGCCAAGCGCGCTATGCGAAGGCGATGGCGGTCCTTGGTGGTAAGGTCGACGCTCCCGCGCCGACTTCGGCCTCTGCGGCCGCTCCTGCGGCGTCTGCGACGCTCCGCGTCGGATCGAAGGGGGATCTGGTGCAGCGCGTGCAGAAGGCGCTCGGGATCTCTGCGGACGGGGACTTCGGTCCCGGCACCGAGCGCGCGGTCAAGGCGTGGCAACAGGCGAACGGCTTGACAGCGGACGGGATCGTCGGCCCGAAGACGCTCGAGAAGCTGATCGGCTAACGATGAAGGCTCCCGGGGCCTCCCCGGGAGCCGGACCAGCCTCACGAGCTGGTGGTCTCTTGCAGCATCTCGGCCAGCGCGCGGATCTGGTCCGCCTTGGCCTTCGGGACGATCACCTCGACCCGGATCATGCCTCGAGCCTCGAGCTCGGCGCGCTCTGCGCGCTTGCGGTCCCGGTCCCTGCGGCGGCGCTCTTGGATCTTGTCCATCACCGCACCTCGTGGATCAGCCCGGCGCAGGCGTCGATCAGGTCGTCGGAGAGCGCCGGGTGACGCTGGATCAGGTCGTCGAAGGTCGAGGTGATCTTGGCCTCGACGATCGCGAGCTCGGCGTCTGACATACCACCGGAGCGCGCGTCCTTGGCCTCTTGGTGCGCCTCGTCGATCCGCACCTCCGCGTCGTCGAGGATGTGGCGGATGTAGTCGATCAGCGAGCCCAGATCGTGCGCCTCGAGGATCCCGCGCGCCTTGATGTCCTCGAGCAGCGCGTCGCGCTCGGCGGGCGACCCGTAAAGCGCGGGCAGATGATAGATCAGCGGGACGATCTTCATGGCAGCACCACCAGACCGACGTAGGTGATCGCGAAGATCGCGACAGCGCCGAGCGCGGCCTCGATGATGTCGCGCGCCGTGGCGCGCCGGAAGATTTCTTTCAGCATGGTCTCAGGCTCCTTTTTTCGCGCACTCCGGCCCAATGCCGGAGAGGATGCTTTCGGGGGTGGTCAGTTTACGGCCGCAGGCACAGCAGCGGCCCTCGTGGAAGATCGAGAGCTTCTCGGGGATCCGCGCGCCGGAGAGCTGCGAGAGCGTCCATGAGAGCGCCTTGAAGCTCTTGGCACCGGGCAAGCCCTTAGATCCGGCGATCAACGTCCCGCGATCGGCGCGGGGGATGAAGCCGAGATATTGATAGTCCGTCTCATTGCTCGGGCCGGAGAGGACCGACACGAAGAAAGGCGAGGTCTCGTCCTTCTGGCGGATCTTGTAGGTGAAGCGCGTGCTGGTCTTCTCGCTGCGGAGCGTGAAGACGGCGTTCCCGCCGAACATGAAGCGGAGCGCGTCGTTCGCGCTCTCGAGCGCGCCGGGGACGCGCTCGGGGATCTGGACGGGCTCGAAGTGCTCGATCATGGCCGGGCTCCTCACGCTACGAGCCGCTGGGGCAGGACGCAGTAGGCGTCGACCTCGGCGTCCCAGCGAACCGGCGAGCAGATGCTGGTCGGGCCCTGCCAGAAGCGGCGGTCGACCGACTGAATAACGCCGCCCGACTTGTCGGCACGGTTCAGGAAAGCAGCTTTGACTTTCGCGGCCAACCGCATCGCGCCGACTTCCTCTTTGAAGCGGGCGACGTGAACGGCGGTCTCGAACATATCTTCCATGATCGGGCGAAAGGTGATCGCGACCGAATAGGTGTTATCGGTGTGGCGGACGGTGTGGATGCCGAAGTCTTTCATGGCAGGTCTCCTTGGTTGGTGGTGGTCGTAGACCTAGAGATAGGACCGGTCCTCGAGGAGTTCAAGGACCGGTCACAAAAATAATTTAGCCGAGATCCGCCCAGTTCGGTCCGACGCCGCCCTCGATCAGATTGTCCGTCGGCGCGCCGGGGAAGAAATCGAGATAGGCTTGGGTCATATCCTCGGCCATTGCCTGCTTGACGATCTCGGCCTGCTCCTCGAGCGCCTCGTCGATCAGCGCGTCGTGGATGGTCGCGAGGAGCATCGTGCGATCGCGGTCGAGCTCGCCGGATCCGCGCAGGCGATCGAGCGTCGCCTTGTGCCGGGTGATCGCGCGCGCCATGACCGAGAGCGCGGCGCGCTGCACGGGGTAGTTCGCGCACTTCGGGAGATCCGCGTTCTTCTTGCCCAGATAGATCGTCCCGCCGTCGTTCATGCTCAGGAAGCCCGTGCTCTGGGCCTCCTCCTGCATGAGGAAGCGATAGGCGAAAGCGCGCGGATACCGAGCCGCCCAGAAGTCGATATAGCTCTGGGCCTTCTCGAGCGTCGTCCGCATCGTGATCGAGAGGCCACCGGCCGCGCTCCCGTAAATGATCCCGAACGAGACCCCCTTCGCCGCGCTGCGCGCCGTCTTGCCCTCGGGGGTCTTCTTGTCGATCTTGTGCCCAGCGATCACGGCCGCGACCTCCGAATGGACGTCTCCGAAGACGACGTCGTGCAGGAGCTGGTCGTCACCGGACAGGAGCGCGAGCACGCGCATCTCGATCGCTGAATAGTCGTAGGAGACGAGCAGCGACCCGGGCGGCGCGATGAAGCTCTTGCGGACGCGGGTCTGGTCGTCGTCGGACGCGAACAGCTTCTTATCCCGGGGCACTTGTTGCAGGTTCGGACCGGAGCTCGAGAAGCGGCAGGTCCGCGCAGCGCCGACGTTGAAGCGCGCCCGGACCCGGCCGTCGGCCGATCGAGCGGCCGTGTCGATCACGGTCTGGCCGAAGCTCGAGATATATTTCTGGATCTTGCGATAGCGCGACAGCGCGTCGAGCGCGGTCTCGATCGGCGTCCCGGGAAAGAGCCCGGCCATTTTCGCGAGCGCCTCGCCGGAGATCTCGAGCTGGTTCGTCTTCTCGGTCTTCGGCCAGACCGAGAGCACGCGGTCCGGGAAGATCCGCGAGAAGAAATCCGAGAACTGGGGGTTCGAGTTTAGGTTCGCGACCTCCTCCTCGGGGATCAGGCTGCGGACTTGCGTCGCGAGCTCGTCCCGGATCTCCTCCCAGCGCCGCACCAGATCCCGGTGAGCGCGCCGGTCGAGCAGCATCCCGGCCTCCTCCATCTCGATTACGCCGAGCGTCATGTCGTCGAGGAGCTGCGCGGCGCGGTCGTGCGCGGCCGTCGTCTTGCCGGTCCAATGCTGGTAAAGCTCGAAGGTGACGTCGGCGTCCTTGATCGCATACTCGAGCTGCGCTTCGGTCAGTTCGGGCGCAGCCCAGTTCGAGATCTGCTCGGTCTTCTCGAGCACCTTCTCGAGATCCCAGAGCACCATGTCGGCGAGCGAGAAGCGTCCGCCCCCCATGCGGGCGCGCCGCAGATGTCCGACGTCGATGATGTCGGGCGCGGCACCGGCTGCGAGGAACCAACGCATCTCGAAGCCCGAATTGAAGACGACCCACGGGCCGAGCCCGGGGAACAGACCCGCGCAGGCGGCAAACCCGCCGGGGATCTGGTCGAAGTCGACGACGCAGCGCAGGTCGTCATTGCGGAGCTGCGCGAGCCGCACGCGGCCGTCGATCGGTCGGAGGGAGGTCGTCTCGAAGTCGAGCGCGGTCGGCTTCGTGCACAGCGCGAGAGCGCGCCGCAGAGCGGCTTTGTCGAGGATCAGGTCGTAGGTCATGGGGCAGGTCCAAATAAGGGCAGAGGGCGCGCAGAACGCGCCCCCTGCGATGCTTTAGCGGCGAGCGCGGGTGGCGGGCTTCGGCGCGTCACCATAGACCAGCTCGTCGAGCGTGATCGAGCCCCCAAGGAACGCCTCGATCTCGGTGCGCTCCGACCAGCCTTGGATCACGAACTTGGGCTTATAGTTCGTCGCGCCTTGCGCGGTGAACTGTTCGGCCGAGAACCCGAAGACCGGGATCGAAGGCGCGCCGGAGGTCATGCGGCGGACGATCTCGTTCAGGAGATCGGTGATCGCATTGCGCCCGGAGACCGAGTTCGTGACGAACTTGACGTTCGCCTTCGCGCCGTCGGTCGAGATGCAGCCGAAGCCCAACGCGCGATGCCAGCCTTCGCCGGTCTTCGTGTTGTAGGGCGCGTGATCGGGCAGATCGATCTCGGCCACAGCCGCGCGCTTGTTGAAGATCGACCACTCGACGCGATCGACGGGCTTCGTGTTCTTCCAGCAGATCCAGCCCTCGATCACCGACTTCGGCTCGAGAATAAAGAGCTGGTCGTCGGAGAGGTCGTCGCGTTCCCGGCCGAGCTGATACGCGCCGGACTTTCCGGAGAAGGCGAGATACTGGACGTTGAGCCCGGTCCCGGTGCGCTGCTCGTCGGTGGTCTCCGAGAGCGCCGCGATCATCTGGTCGTCCGAGATCTCGGGCAGGGCGGCGTCGGCGAGGTAAGAAGTCAGAGAGGTCGTCATTTTGTGCTCCTATGTTTGCACGTTGCTACATGCTCGCGATCAGGTCGCGAGCGCCTTCACGGTCAACCGTTCCGACGGAAGACCGATCTTCTTGAAGGGCGCGAGATCGATCCCGGCCTTCTCCATTGCCTTCTGATCGAGGCTCGACCGTCCCGCGACGGAAGTCAACTCGACCTCGATGTCGCCGACGACGGTCGACGAGGTGTTCCGCTTGCGGAGCTCGACCTTGATGTCCTCGGCGAGCACCGCCTTCTCGTCCGAGAGCGCGTCCTGCTCCTCGACGAGGTCGATGTATCGCCGCACGGCGATGTCTAGCGCGGATCCCCGGTTCGAGCGTGTGAAGCTCTTGGCCTCGGTCATGTCGACGCCGCACTGCTCGGCGAACGGGCAGGTCTTGCACGCGCCGCTCGTGCGGCCCTCGCGATCGAGCTTGTCGACGTTCCGGGTCCGCAGGACGAGCCGAGCGCGCGCCGCCATGTCCTCGAGGATCCCCGGGTTCCGGGCGATCGGGAAGACGTCGAGCTGGTTATAGTTCGAGGCGTCCATGTAAAGGATCAACCCGCTCTCGATGTCGAGCCCGCGCTGCTTGCGGAGGAGCTCCATCCCGAGCTGGATCTGCACGAGGTGCTCGCGGCGCGGCAGGTTCGCGCGGTTCGTGCGCGGGTCGATCGTCTTGATCTCGAGCGAGACGTGCGCGCCGGAGGCGTTATAAAGCACGCCGTCGGGCGTCGCCGAGATCATCAGCTCGTCGTCCGCGACGCTGGTCTGGTCGTCACCGGCGAACATCAGCTCGAGGCCGGACGCGCGCAGCGCCTCGACGACATACTTCTCGCCGTTGGTCCCGCGCCGGGCGAAGCCCCAATCCTGCGCGGGCTCGACCTCGGCGCGCTTGGCGAACCACTGGCGGCGGATGCAGGACAGCGCCTCGGAGGCGTTGAGATATTTCGAGCGATCGACCGACCAGCTCTTGCGGGCGTCGATCGCGTCGGCACCGGCTAGGACGGCGCGTTTAAGGTCTTCGGGGGTCATGACAGGTCTCCTTGATGCGGTTTATCGTAGGCAGGTTCTGGCTGGCAAGATAGAGGATCAGATCGAGCTGATCTTGCGTCACCCAGAGCCCTTTGGGCACTTTCACGAAGCCCGCCCTTCGCAGGGCGAGCGACGCCTCGGTCGCAGAGCTCAGATCGCCGAAGCTCACGGCTTCTCTCCCTCAATCTCGGCCAGCGTGGTGCGGTTGTTCCATGTGAAAGCCTTGTCGTCATAGGAATACGGCACCGCAGGTCCGTCCGCACCGCAGCGGTAGCAATGCACACGCCCGTCCTTGTGCATTTTGCCGTCAATGTCTTTCCCCCCGCAGAACGGGCAGGGCTTCAGATCGTCACTCATTTTCTGCTCCTCTCCCATGCGAGCCGCGAGAGGCGGTTCGCGAGCGCGTCGAGATCTGCGGGCATCATCTGGCGGTTATCCAAGACCGCCGTGTAAACCGCGTCCGCAAACCGCTTAGACGGGAGCAGGCTCGCGCCTGCGAGGATCGCGCCGACCGCCTCCGACTGAACATCGCGCTTCGGCAGCTCCGCTTGTTTCCTGTTCCAGAACATCACCATTTCCCCCACCGGCAAAGCGCCTTGAATGACTTGTCGTAGGACTTCTCGAGCCGCGCGACGTCCTCGATCAGATCAGAGATGTCGACATCCCGCGCCGCGAGCCGCTCCTGAACCTCGAGGAGCGAGGTGCGGTAAGATTGCAGCGCGTGCAGCACGAGCCGCGTGTCGGCCGCTCTCAATTGGATCGCCATTTGCGAGCCTCCTCTGCGGTCTTGATGTCCCGGACGTCGGCGGCGGAGAGCTCGAGCATCTGGGCCAAGGTGTCGAACCCGATCCCGTGGATCCGGCAGTAGGTCAACGCCATCGACAAGATCAGCGGCAGAGCCGCGCGCGGATCCGGGACGCGCTGAACGACGACCGTCAAGAGGAAGGCGACCAGCTCGTCGTGATCGAAGGTCTTCGGAACGGCGTCGATCGCGGCCGCGACGGCGAAGGCGTCGGATCTTTTGCGTGGGTCTTTCATGCTTTGGCCTCCGAGAACGTGACGCGCTTGCGCCAAATATAGATCGCGGCGGGCGACACCTTGTGCAGCGCGGCCGCAGCTTTGACGCCGAGGAACGCCGCATCGCGCAGCACCCGCAGGCGGAACTCGTCGGTCAACCCGTAGGCGGGGTGAATAGGCTTGGCGGTCATCATTTGCTCCCTGCATTGAGGATCTGGTGCTGGCGCGCCTTCTCCTTGCTGATCTTGTAGATCGCCTCGTCGATCTTGGTCTCGGTCTCGAGCGTGTCGACGTGGACGTGCTGCGACTGTCCCATGCGGTGCAGCCGGGCATAGAACTGATCCATCATCGCCGGGGACCAATCCTCCTCGACGACGATGATCGAGCTCCCGCCCTTTTGCAGGTTCAGGGAGACCCCCATCGCGCCGATCTGGCCGACGAGGACGTCGATCGCGCGCTCATTGAACGCCGCCTCGACCGCAGCCTTGCGCGGGAGAGAGGTCCGGCCGTCGAGCGCCTCGACGCGCAGCCCGCGCTTGCGGAGAGCGGCGACGAGCCCGTCGATGACCTCGATGTGCCAAGCACCGACCAGCACCGCGCCCGACGTGTCCTCGACGCGCTCGGCGATCACGGCCGCAGCCT